TCGGCAAGTATGGCCGTCTTCTTGGTTGGTTATACGTTGGGGATGATGACTATTCTCTTAACGAACAAATGATTACAGAAGGTTATGCATGGGAGTATGATGGAGGAACTAAGCAGAAAAACTTTGAAGAACTACGTGCAATAAGAAGATCACACGGTACTTTATGATGGAAGAATATAACCCTCATTTAAGAAATTTGAAATTGAATGAACAAAATGTTCAACATGAACTTTCAATTATACGTCCATATATGGAAAAGGATGGTGGATATTTAGAGTTTGTTGATATAAAAGATTCATATATCTATATAAAATTTGAAGGTACATGTTCTACTTGTGGACAGACTGATGAGACTATGATGTTAGATGCAATAGAAAAATCATTAATGATAGATTTTCCTATGATAAAAGGAGTTAAGAGAGTCTTATAATGGCAGCAGCAACTGATGTATACTTGGGTAACCCCAACCTGAAGAAGGCTGGTACTGAGATACAATTTACAAAAAAGCAAATTAATGAATGGATTAAGTGTAAAGAAGATCCATTGTACTTTGCATTGAACTATATCCAAATCATTTCTCTTGATGAAGGATTAGTTCCTTTCTCCATGTATGATTTCCAAAAAGAAATCATGATGGATTTTCACCAAAACAGATTTAACATTGCAAAACTTCCTAGACAAACTGGCAAATCAACCACGGTTGTTGCTTATCTCTTACATTACGCTATCTTCAATGACAGTGTTAACATTGGTATTCTGGCTAACAAAGCATCTACTGCAAGGGAATTATTGGGTAGACTTCAATTAGCATATGAGAATTTGCCTAAATGGATGCAACATGGTATACTAGTATGGAATAAAGGAAATGTTGAACTTGAAAACGGATCAAAGATATTGGCTGCTTCTACGTCTGCAAGTGCTGTCCGAGGCATGTCGTTTAACATCCTCTTCCTTGACGAGTTCGCCTTCGTTCCGAACCATGTTGCAGAGCAATTCTTTGCCTCTGTTTATCCTACTATTACTTCTGGTAAATCAACGAAAGTAATTATCATCTCCACTCCTAATGGTATGAACCACTTCTATAAGATGTGGGAGGATGCTAGGAATGGTAAGAATGGATATGTTACGAATGAAGTACATTGGTCTCAAGTTCCAGGCAGAGATGCTAAATGGAAAGAGGAGACATTAAAGAACACATCTAAGAGACAGTTCGCACAGGAGTTTGAGTGTGACTTCCTTGGATCTGCTGATACATTGATATCACCATCTAAATTACAAGCAATACCATTTGAAGATCCAATACAAAGCAATGCAGGACTTGACGTATACGAGAGAGCTAAAGAAGGTCACGAATATATTATTACTGTGGACGTTGCCAGAGGTATCGGTGGCGACTACAGTGCTTTCATCGTGTTTGATATTACCACACTACCGTATCAAATCGTGGCAAAGTACAGAGATAATGAAATTAAACCTGTTATGTTTCCATCGGTAATACTAAGAGTAGCAAAGGAATATAAGTTTCCTTATATCTTAGTTGAGGTAAATGACATAGGAGATAGTATAGCAGCAACATTAAACTATGATCTTGAGTATCCTAACGTACTCATGTGTGCTATGAGAGGTAGAGCTGGACAGGTTGTGGGACAAGGGTTCTCAGGTAATAAGACACAGTTAGGTGTTAAGATGAGCATCACTGTTAAGAAGCAGGGATGTGCAAACCTTAAAGCAATTATAGAAGATGATAAACTTACGTTTAAAGACTTTGATATATTAAGAGAACTTACAACATTTATTCAAAGAAAACAGTGTTGGGAAGCAGATGATGGGTATCATGACGACCTAGTAATGTGTATGGTTCTCTTCTCTTGGTTAGTTATGCAAGAGTATTTTAAAGAGATGACAGACCAAGATGTAAGAAGAAGAATTTATGAAGAACAAAGGAATCAGATAGAGCAAGACATGGCTCCTTTTGGGTTTATTGATGATGGATTAGGTGATGATACATTCATTGATGGTGAGGGAAACCTTTGGGAATACGGGAGTTCTGAGGTTGACGTAGAATATATGTGGAATTACTAGGGGGATTGTAAGACCCCTAAAGGTTTTATATTGCTGACTTTTCGGAAATTCTAAATACTTACAGATAAATTTGGAATTATCAGAGGAGAAAAACATGGCAAGTCAAGTCTCGCCTGGTGTAGTTCTTAGAGAACGTGACCTAACAAACGCAACAATCGTAGGAGATTCAGCTCTTACTGCTGCTATTGTTTCGTCATTTCAAAAAGGACCGATTGATCAGATTGTAAACATATCAGATCAGAAATCATTCATCAGCACTTTCGGTACACCTAAAGAAGCTAATGCGGAGGACTGGTTAGTTGCATCGGAATTTTTAGGTTATGGCGGTAGACTCGCTGTAGTACGTGCTTCTAGTGGAGTACAAAACGCTGCTAATGGTGGTGGTACTCTTATTAAGAATGACACAGCATGGACATCTGGTGTTGGTAACACTAAGATATTTGCTGCACGTTCTGCTGGAACATGGGGTAATGGAGTAAAGGTTGTTGTAGCTGATCGTGGTGCTGACCAGATCATTACACTTGCTTCTGCACCATCTGCACCTCCTTCTGCTGGAGACACAGTTACATTTAATGTAAGTGGTGTTGCAAAGAATGCTGAACTAGTTGCAATAAGTGGACTAGATCTTACAGTTGTTCTTGACGATCCAACAGTTCTAATCTCAGACTCTGATAACATAGAAGGTACTACAATCAACGCTGGTAATGCTGGTGCTGATATTAATGTAGCAGCAGTTAAAGATGCTTATACAAATACTGCTATTGGTTCTACAGGATTAAAGTTATCTGCTATTGGTCCTCGTCCTGGTACTACTCAACATGCTGCTGACAGAGGTGTCAAGTATGATGAAGTTCATGTTGGTGTTATTGACACAACAGGAGAAGTTTCAGGTGCTGCTAATACAGTTCTAGAAAGATTCACATTCCTCTCCAAAATATCTGACGCTAAGAGCCCTGAAGGTGGTTCATTATATTACAAGGATATAATCAACGAGCAAGCACAGTACATTTTCCACGGTGCTGATATTGCTGGTTTATTTGAACCAAATAGTACAGGTGGTGGTAAGGCTTGGGGTCTTGCATCATCTGGTCTTGCTTCTGGTGATTATTTCAAACTATCTGGTGGAAATGAAACAGATTTAAGTGGTGGTACAGATGACTACGCTTATACTGCTGGAGAAGTAACTGCTGGATATGATCTATTTGCTGACACTGAAGAGACAGAGGTTGACTTTGTTCTTATGGGTGGATCAATGGGATCTGAATCAGACACCAAGAGTAAAGCACAAAAAGTAGTTGCTGTTGCTTCTGGAAGAAAAGATTGTATAGCATTTGTTTCTCCACATAAAGGAAATCAAGTTGGAAGCGGTGGTACTGCACTTTCTACTGCACAGCAGAAGACAAATACTATCAACTTCATGAATGGCATAACTTCAAGTTCATTTGCTGTTCTTGATGGTGGTTATAAGTACATGTATGATCGTTTTAACGACAAGTATAGGTACGTTGCATGTAATGGAGACATTGCTGGACTATGTGTAAACACATCAACAACAAATGCTGATTGGATTTCACCTGCTGGTATGGCACGTGGTGGAGTTCGTAACGTAGTTAAGTTAGCATACAATCCTAACAAGGCAGATAGAGACGAATTGTATCAGGCAAGAATTAACCCAATTGTTAGCTTCCCTGGAACAGGTGCAGTACTATTTGGTGATAAGACTGCTCTTGCTTCTCCATCCGCATTTGATAGAATCAATGTTCGTCGTCTCTTCCTCAATATTGAGAAGAGAGTTGAAACACTTGGTAAGGCAGTTCTATTTGAACTTAATGACGAGGTTACTCGTAGTGGGTTCCTTTCAACTATCAATGCTTATCTAAATGATATTGTTGCAGCACAAGGAATTACTGATTTCTTAGTTGTTTGCGATACATCAAACAACACACCAGATGTTATTGACCGTAATGAATTTGTTGCGGAACTCTTCATCAAACCTGCTCGTTCCATCAACTACGTTACAGTTACATTTACTGCTACTAGAACTGGTGTTTCGTTCAGCGAAGTTGTTGGACGCTAATTTGTTAAATATATAAAAGAAGAGGACATTTAAAACAATGGCAATTACAAGCAACGTATCAAGCTTTCTGCAAGTAGTTAAGCAGGGTGTCAGACCCAATATGTTTCAGGTGGACATTTCGTTCCCTGATTCTGTTGAGGCAGACTCACAACTTGTAACCTACATGTGCAAATCTGCTGTATTACCAGCAGCAAACATCGGTGTTATAGAAGTTCCTTTCAGAGGAAGAACTGTTAAGATCGCTGGTGACAGAACATTTGATAACTGGTCAGCAACTTTCATCAATGATAAAGAGATGAAGTCACGTGCTTACTTTGAGCAATGGTTGAATCAGATCAATACACACAAAGCAAACACAGGTGCTATTACAGATCCTACTGCTTACGGACGTTCAATAGTAATAAGGCAACTTGAAAAAGATGCTGCTGAAGGTGGTAAAGAATTAAGATCATACAAGTTATGGTATGGATTCCCAATCAGTACTTCTGCAATTGATCTTGCTTATGATAGTAATGATCAGATAGAAGAATTCTCAGTTGAATTCCAGTATTCTTATTGGACTGTTGGAGATGATAGCGACACTACTGCTGGAGATAGCGGAATTCCTATCCTATAAATAAGAGTAGGAAAAGTTGGATTAATTAGTAATGAGTCAATTATTTGGCTTTCAAATTAACCGCAAGTCTAGTAAGCAAGGGCAATCACCAGTACCTCCTCTCGCTGATGAACCTGTCTCTATTGCAGCTGGTGGTTATTTTGGAACATACGTAGATACAGATGCCACCGCAAGGAATGAGTATGAGCTAATCCGTAGATATAGGGATATGGCTCTTCATCCTGAGGTGGATTCTGCTGTTGACGAAATTGTGAATGAGTT